GCGCAACTATCTTCTTGTGGAGAAGAGTACCCGGAGTAAAGGCCTCGAGAGGCGAAAGCTTCCCAGAAGGTATACGAATTTCCTTTGGTATATCCTTAAGGAATATTGCTCCAACTCCCTCAGCAAACCGGTTGCTAATCATGGTCTTACTGGTGGATATCACACCACCAAACCTCTCTATCAGGTTTTCATACCTACGATAGACGTAAGACGCTTCCTCTTCGTTATCTGCCGCAACTACCACGTCATCCCCACAAATGCAGAACCGGCTGTTGCTTACAGCCACTGCGAATTTTAGGATTAGATAGTGGGCCAGTTCGAACATGGGAAAAGAAAGATATAGTCCCATGGGTTGTCCATTAGAATAATAGCCACGTCTTAACTCCCACTTCCTGAACTTTAAGCCATATGGAAAACCATAGTCTTTAGGTTCATAAAGGAAGGGCAGTCGAAAGAAGGCAAAATAATCTTCTGGGACTCCCATAGAGATTAGTAGTTTTATCTGTAAGTCTAATGAAATGCGATCTGTAGCTTCAGAAAGATCGATAGACACCATTGTCTTTCCGGACTTTAGTCCTTCCAGGATGAAGTCTGACATCTTACTCTGATTACCGGAAGCTATTTCAGGTAGACTCCAGAGCCACTGTCTCAGCCAGTCGGCCAATTTCTTGGTCTTTAGCTGTATTGCCCAGTGACCTACCAGAATGTTCCTCCATTTTCCTTTATCAGGAATGGGGATAAGCCTGCCCAAACATGCAGGTCGTTCATTAAGGTCCTCATGGACTAAGCTAAGCTCGGCTGGGATATCCTCGTCTAACTCACCCATTGGCCCCTTAATGGTCCTGCCCTCATCGTTACTGTGTGCCGTCATGGTCATTAGCCCCGGTGTTCCCTCCAAAGCAAATGGAGGCACCCTAGGTAATGAGGCATAACGTCTCAGGTGACGAATATAGGGATCTGCTGGAGCGGACTTGTCCACCTCCACTATAGATTTCAAAGAGGGACTACCCACAATCCTTAGCTTATAGCTATTAAGTACAACTAGAACCTTCCGAATAACTTTCAGGTTATTCAGGTTATCCACGAAGTACCTAAACAAGCTCAGCTTGGGTATGACATAACCCCTGTAGTTGGATTTTCTAAACCAAGGTTCTGAATAGTTATGGTCCCCAGCTAATATGTGAAGAGCCCAAACTTTGAGCTGCTTGACACGGTTAGAAGCGAAGTCATAACCCGAACATTGGATCCAACGGTTAAGAAACGAAACAAGATCTGGATCAAGGTCTATCGAGTATGGCATACGAATGGATTTACCAGATATACAAACAAATCTGGGCTTATCCCATAGTAAGTCAAGGTGCACCATTGTACTCATCCTTTCG